CGCTCTGGTGAGCGGTTCAATATCTACAACCTGACTGGCATAGCCGGGGCGAGGGTCGCCCACATCGCTGAGGGCGAACTGGACACGCTGAGCCTGGTCGAGTGCGGGCTGGCGGCGTGTGGCATGCCTGGCGCGTCTTACTGGAAGCCGTGGATGGGTCTCGCGTTCGCCGGGTGTGAGCAG